GTCACCGCATCAATCATCGCCGTGCTGTTCGGTCTGTTTTATATATCATTTGCGGATAAATCGTGTACCACATAAAGATAGTGGTCGTACTTATATCAAGTAATGATGAACGTCGGCATCATAACCCCTGGTAAAATTTGTCCCGGAGTGAACACGTGCATTAATCAAATTGCACTTCGGGAGAAACACAGGCACAGTAAAGTCTGGGGCATCGTCGAAGGGTGGAAAGGGCTCAACTATGGTTTCATGGAAGAGTTTCTGGTATGTGATAGTCACAGTCAACCAGGCACTATTATTCACACGTCACGTGAACCTTTGCAACTCAAATATGCAAAGAAGCATGTCGAAAAGTTTGACGTGCTCTACTGTATCGGAGACAGAGATGTGCAGATACAGGCGAAAAACTTGATGACGTTGGACGTCCATACAAATATTGTCGGCGTCACTGGTTTTGGATTTCAATCAGAGGTTCAGGAAATTATGCAGTACATCAAAAAGGCACACGTCCTCGCGCATAGCGCACACGCCGTGGTGTTTTTGGAAATTGCAGATAAAACTGGGGAATTGTTGCGATACACCGCTATGTCCTCCCCAGAGGTGGATGTGGTCATCACCCCAGATTGTGAAGAAAACTACCTCTTCGACGTGCAACATGAATTCGCCATGAATGGTCACTGCGTCGTTCTCGTCAGTGAAAGTGTTCAATACAACAACATCATAGACGCACTGGGTCTCTATACCATTGGCACCAAAATTATAAAACCAGGGGAACTCATCAGTGTCGTGGAACCTTGTGTTTCAGATAACATTGCCGCATCGCGCGCCGCTCGCCAAGCATGTGACCACGCCCAAGAACACTCCAATTTTGTGTGCTCAGGTGGGGCACAGATTATACCGTACGCACATTTCCCCGTAAATAATTCTCTCGTAAGAATTTAATGTTACGTAAATATATATGTATCTTCAGAGCCCTTTTGTTTTATCCCTATTGGGTTTACTCGCAGTCAGTGGTCTTGTGGTACATAATAACTTTGACTACTTTGCTAAAACTGAAGATGTTGTCAATGGACCACTTGTCTACGGCATCATCATCCTCCTCCACAGCGTCTTCGGAGCTTCAGGCATAACTGAAAAGCCCCAAGTTCTTGATAAAGTCATCAATAACACCATGGTTAAGTTTTTCGTGCTCCTGTTGCTGGCGTTTGCCGCCGTGCGTGACTTTGAAGACACCATTTTTGTCTCCGTGTTGTTCCTCGCCATCACCCAGCTGTTACGGAACAAGGAGGAACGCAAGAAACATCCCTACATTTTGTAATTTTTCTACCACCCGCTCACAAGCTTAGAACGCGGCACCTTTGGGTACTGACGTGAAAAGAATTCTTCATCTTCTTCACCTCTGTGACCTATAGTTGACTGATGACTTCGGTCTATCGCCAGATATTTGCGCATATCACGGTAGTAGACACGCGCCCCTTTGGCGATGATGTCTTCAAATTTTAGGTCCACGTGGTTGTTCATGGGAATAAAGGTGGGGAGGTATTTTTTCATATTTGGGACGTGCACGAGATAACACTTTGTGCTTGAAATCCATAACACCTTCTCCTTGTTCTCGGGTGCTGGGAGGTAGGACAGACAGTGGAAGAAGCACGCTTCAAAGTTGTCCCCTCGCGCATCGATGACCTTTTGGACTTCATCATAAAGTTTCGGTGATTTGACGACGGCGTTGTCTTCAAAAATGAGGGCGTATTTCACCTTGTCATTCACGGCTTTGTTTAAAATCTCCATGTGTCCGAAATAACACCCAATCGCACCCATGTTAAAATAACTCATATTAGGACGAGCTACATCACTGTCGTAGTGCATTTCCACAGCCTTGTTAAAAAACTCTGGTTGCACCATGTGTTCAAACGTACGAGCGGTAGCTACGTCTCTCGTGTCTTTGCCGTACACAACTTCAACGGGTTGGGTAGCGTACTGGAAAAATACTTCGCGACGTTCATGGGCTGAAGGTATCGTCAGGAGATATGATTTGTACGCGTATTTTTCCACTGGTCTTCTGAGAATTAAAAATATAATTATCAAAAGTACAAGTATTATACTAATCATTAATATACTTAAAGAAATAAGTTGTTATATAAATGTAGCCACTCATAGCTCAGTTGGAAGAGCAACTGACTGTAGAACACTCGCGTGTTCTGAAACATCTGCTGAAATCAGTGGGTCCCTGGTTCGAATCCGGGTGAGTGGATACATTCCCCTCTAGCTTAATTGGAAGAGCGCGTGGCTGTTAACTGCGAGGTCGTGGGATCAAAACCCACGAGGGGAGACACCGTACTTTTTAGATACATCACTTAAAAATGTATGTAAAAAGTATGTTTAGGTTTTTGTTTGGTGAGCGAGAAGTGGTAGAGCCAGAGACGTTTAAGGAGACCATGATAATCCCCGCGTGGAATGAAGTCGGTGAGTGTGTGTTCATGGAGGTACCTGCACCAATCAGAAGCGGTTTACATCCAAAATTAACGTCACGCGTCGCGAGGAACCTGACTTTTCTACGCTATGATATTTGGCGTGATCAAACATGAACTCTTCACCAGTTTTATGTATATGTGTGGTGTCCCACAGGTGAAGGGTACAGTCACCATCGCCCTGGAGTGTCATGTGATATCTCAGTTGTAAATTAGATTCCGCCCTGTGTGGTGGAATAACCATGGGTCCTTCAATGACGGCGATAACTCCCGTGTCTTTGTCTACAGAGGGGATGTTGTTAATAATAGATTGTATATAGGGAAAGTCGCTCACTTTGTAATAATAATACTTGTCGTTTTTGCTAAACCAGGGGTCCATATCATGAAAATAGTGTCGCGTCGCCAAGTACTCGTTTGCAAAAAAGTATTGTCGTATCTTTCCAAAGTTATACCCGATTTCCCACAGGTCAAAGGGGTAGTAGTTTTTTTTGCCATATAGAATGTCCACCAGGGTGTTTCGCATGCCCACCAGTGGACGCCATGGGTTTTGAAAATACAGTGTGTCAATAGGGGGTTTACAAAAATCCCAACTCACGAGGGCCACAGGAAGAGCCACAAGCCACCACATTAATTTCTGCGTAGATATTAAAAATGCCAGGATACAGACGTTCCATGTACACCGCCCCTGAACCTACGGAAGAAACTCCGGACCTCGACGCGCGCTTCTTCGTGCCGACGATGGAAGAATTCATCATGTTGGCCATCGTTCTCGCCTTGTTCTTCATGCGTAAGCAAATGAACAAGTTGGCCTATGGTGCCGCCTTGGCTGCTCTTGTCGGTCTCTATGCCTACCGCCGAGTGCAAAAAGTTGAAAAGTACTGCTCCAAGTGTATGATGTAAAAAAAATTATAAAGTTTATTATATGATTGAAGTAAGACTCATAAAATCTCCCAGTCCTAAACATAAATTTAGGGTTATCTTTAGAACTGGTAGGTACGTTGATTTTGGGGGAAAGGGATACTCAGATTACACCCTGCACAAAACACCCGAACGCATGCGTCTCTATGTTTTACGCCACGGTGGACGCATACCACCATCTGTCATGAAAGAGAAGAGAAGGGGAGCTATCCAGCGCGGTATGTTAGACGTGGTCTCGAGTCGTAAGGAGTTGTGGACCGCGGCGGGTGTAGGCACCGCGGGGTTCTGGTCGCGGTGGCTCCTCTGGTCGTACCCATCTCTCGACGATGCGAAAATGTTTATATCTAAAAAGTTTAAAATAAAGTTTATCACACCCTGATTAAAGATGGTGGGCATTACATAGTCATGTGGCGCACCGCAACTCTTGAGGAACTTCAAAACATAGTTCGAGATGTCATACTCCCTGAACTCGTTCAGTTGAGGGAGGAGGTCCATTACCTTCGTAAACACACCTGGCCCTACGTCCAAGCGATGAAAGAAGATGGGGCACAGCTCAGTGATATGGAGGCAAAAAGGGAATTCTTTAGCAACCTGTACGATGAGGATGTTAAAGAACTCTTATGTATAAAAATGCGCTATGCAAAGAGCGCCAGTCTCACTGCACTTGAATTTGATAGAATTAGAAAAAATCATCGGTCCGGTACATCTTGACGTTGTACGTACCATCTTTCCCTGTGACGGAAACGCTTTCATTGCCATAGAACTCGGGGCATCCAATGTCCTCGGTGCATTCACGCCCGTCGTGTGTCACAGGTACGGGGTACATCTGTTCCCCTGATGTGGTGGTGTAGTAATTGTATCGGTCTCTGTACCCTCGCGCCTCTTTACCATAGAGGGGGAGTGTTTCGTTATTTGGACCCAACAAGAGACCCATCTGCTGCATGTGTCCGGGTTTGTATTGTTTGATAGGTGGTCCTCTGTACTCTGGGGCGCGTCTCGGAGGGTCCACTCGCACAGGGACGGGCACTTCCACGGGCACGGGCACTTCAACTTCCACGGGCACGGCCACTGTGGTGGGGTAGTACCACTTGTAAAGAAGAGCGAGCGCTAATACAACAATTGTCGCATACATGAGACGAGTTTTATTTTTATTCTTCATGTATACTATATGGCGGAGAAAAGAAAGCGAGCGACATTCTTTCAGGAACTTTTGTCTGACATGGAACGAGGACGAGCCGAAAAGCGACTTGAACAAGAGCGATTAAAAAGAAAGAGAAATACCGAAGCCGCCCGTATCGCACTCGAAGCACACCGCGCGAAGAAAAAAAGAGTGGAGAACGCAAAGGTGGCGGCTGAACAAAGAGCTATGATGCGAGAAATCAATACCTACGGTACGATGATTGGAAAGGGTGTGCTCGCAGAAAAAATGTACAAACGCATGTTGGAAAAGGTGATGCGTCAAACGACATATACTCCCACCGATTTTAAATATTTAGGGAAAGTTGTAAAGGCGCGACAGGATGGGCGATGGTCTGTGGTTGAACGTCTCATCAGAGAGTGGGAAGCCGATGTGAAGCGTCGCGTGTGTCGTATGAAGAAGAAGAACATGCAAAACATCGCGAGAGGGTTGAACGTGAACGCGGACAAAAAGAAAAAGGCACAACTTTGTCAGGCTATTAAAAATAAAATGTAAGCTATTTGTAATATATAATGGTGCGACCAGGTAACCTCCGGAAAATGTCCCAGGAGAATGAGTTTAAAAACATGGTTGAAAAGTTTGGAAATGCGGAAACACTCTACAATTACCAAAGATTGCGAGCCATCTACACGAATCGTAAAGAACCCAACTACGTGAACGCCATGCGTCAATCCCGACCCATCTTGTACGAGCGCCTTCAGAAACTCGTGGCGCGTCTTCCCGAAGAAATCTTCAGCAATGGAAGAAATATCTTCTTATCAGTGTCAGCTAACTCGTCACCGAAAGAGTTGTTCAACGCCATGAATAAAGTGAAAAGGTTGCGTGTGAAGCCGACTCAACCAGTCATTAAGGACCCGTTGAACACACTCAAGTACACACAAACATACATGGCACAGGAACTCGGCAAATCACGAAACAGAAAAAACTATGCCAACAAGGCATTGTTGTTTATGGGCCAAACCAACTTCGCCAAAGCTGCTGTTCGTGCGAAGGCCATGCTCGCGAAGCGTGTGAAACAGAGATATGACCGTCTGTCTGAAGAAAATAAAAAGTTTGTCAACATCTCTCGTCTCAATAAATCGGCGAACCCTGAACAACTCCTCAAAGCGCTCGAGCGCATGTCTAAATTTAACACGACTAAAAACAACGCGTCTTGGCGATTCGTCTAACTCTTGTGACGAAAATTGTCAAAAAAGTGCACAGTCGTGCGAAAGTTAAAATACACAATCATACACATAGCATCACCAATATCGTGTTTCCTTTCATAGGGTATGACCTCACCCTTTGGTAGGTACTTTTCCGCGATACTTGTGGTTCTCTCCTTTCTTTCCTCATAGGTCAGGTGTCTGATACCAAAGTGTACGTGCAAAGACACTGGGTTCACTAGCGTCACTTTGTCTTTGAACATGTAATGTAATAAAACTTCTATATTTTGAAATCCACCCGGGGGTTGTCTTTCTATGAGAATGTGTTCAGCGTTGTCAAACCACACCCTGTATTCATTCACCATTAACGGCACTAGGTCAACGATATCATTACTATAGATGTATTTGTAATCCCCGAGACTTACCTTTTTCATAAACACTGGACGGACCACCTCCTTTTCACACTCGGCGAAAACGAGACCCATGTTGAAATACCCAATGTCTATGGCGAGGATTTGGCGCATATGTCTTTAAAAGTTGAGTAAGTTTTTAAATTCATTATAGAATTGTTTGTGATTATTTAATAATTTT